CTCTTGATTGATCAGGAAATTGTAAGAGTTACAACTCCACCAACATCTACTTCGCCATTTACCATGACGGTAAGTAGAGCAGTTGATGGAACTACCGCTGCTGCTCATCTAGATGATACTATTATCTACAAATTGAATAAGGTAACTGGTGCAACTTACGTTGATCCAGGTCCAATCCCAGCTTCTGCACTGAGCAAAACAGTTAGCAGCATTAATGCAAGCACAAACTTCTTGACATCTGCTGGCAACAACTTGGAGAATGGATATAGAGTCACATTTACCAATGTTGGATCTATCACTGGAATAACTACTACTGCTCTTCGTTATTATATCGTAAATGTTTCTATTTCAGGAAGCGATCAAATCTTCCAATTATCAGAAACATATCCAGTAATTAATGTTGTTGATATCGGTGGTACTTCTGGTGGTGCTGCATACACAGTAAATGGTTCTGTAATTAATCTAGCAGAATTTGGTGGATCCTTCAAGGCAAATGATATTATCAAGATTGATAATGAATTTATGATAATTACTTCCATCAACGCATCGTCTCCTCAGAAGTTGACGATCACTGATGGTGGAACGGTATCTCCAAAAACAGTATTTGAAGTTGATTCAACTACTGGTAACACGATCATAGGAAATCCTACAGGAATCACTGGAAATGGCACTGGAACTTTACTTGTTTATGATACGCTAACTCTTTCTGGTAATTCTGCAACTGATTCAACTGCACAAAAATTAGTAGTAACTAATGGATCTACATCAGAAACATTTACAATCAGAACTGCTGATGGAAATACTAATATTGCTGGTACTCTAACGGTAGAAAATACAATTACTTTAAATGGAAGTTCTACTGCTTCTACCCAGTATCTAACAATTACAAATGGCGCTGGAACTACAACATTCCAGGTTGATAGTGCAAATGGTAATACATCTTTCCTCGGAAACCTTGCTATAAATACTAATAAGTTTACGGTTGATGCTTCAACTGGTGATACTATAGTTGGCAGATACTTAACAGTTACAGGAGTTTCTACCGCTACTCCTTCTTCTGCTAATGTTTCTCTATTAATTAATGGACTTGGTGTTAGCAACGCCAAACCATATAAATTTAAGCAAGATGCAAGTATTGATGCTTTCGGTATTACAAATTACAGAACATCTAGCGGTGGATCAAGATGGAATTGGTTTGCTACTGGATCAAACACTGATTCTACCGCTCCTACCTTAGGAGTAAATCAGGGATACATTATCAGACCTGCTGGAACTAACACTACATTAATTCTCAAACTACCTTCAACAGCTCAAACAGGTGATATGATTAGATTCGTTGACATTGGTGGAAATCTCTCTTATCAGTGTACTTTAATACTCAGAGCTCCTACTGGAATCAAAGTTCAAGGGGATGCAACTGGTTCTACAGCTGGTGGATTAGGTTCTGCTTGGACGGGTGGTGAATTGTTGGTTCAAACACCTAATGCTGCATTTGGTTTAATCTACTTCGGTGCAACTGATGGTGGTGGCGTAGCAATTGATACTGATGCTCAAGGTTGGTGGTTAATGGAGATCTAATATGTCGGTTAATTATAATAGAATTAAATCGATGAAGGGGATGGCGATAGGTACTATCATCCCCTGGTCTGGTGCATTAACTCAGATTCCTAAAGGATGGTTACTTTGTGATGGAACCTACAAAAATAATAATGAATTTCCATTACTTTATTCTACAATTGGCACTACATATGGGTCTGGTACAGGAACATTTAGATTACCAGATATTGGTGCTAAAGCACTTGTAGATTTTAAAAATGATAATGCATATATTCCAGCAGGAACATCTTCAGTTTTTACTAGTCTGGTTGGCACTGATAGTGCAAATGCAAATAACACTAATTATACTTCTACAATTGATTTAGTTGGTGCTATTGATAATAATATTTCTTCTACTGCTGGATATAGTGGAGTCATTTCTTCCGTCACACCAAATCCACCAGCAATTTTTGAATCTGTGATTATTGCCGAAAGAAAATTAGGTGACATGCACACAGCAAGTCATACTCATACTGGTGGATATAGTTCAGTATCTAAACAAAACTCTCCTCAAATTGAGTCTTGTCAAAATGGTGCTGTCAATGGTCCTTTTAATGGTTGTGGACCTTTTGGATGGGCTGACTGCTGTGCTGATATTACAACATATGCATGTGAATTAAATTGGACATCTAATAATGTGAACGCATTATATAAAAACTCTTTGCTGGGTGGTTATCCATTGGGTGGAAGTGGAAATGAACGTTCATTTAATGCTAGTGGACCAGTAAATACAAATAGTCCTCCCCGTATTAATGCAGCTCCAAAAAACTGGTTGGGTAATAGCGATGATACTGTGTTAAAAACAGACCCATATAATTGGCCAACTACTTTAAGTGGAACTTTTTATAATTGGGGTGGAGTGAATGCTGGTACTACTCAGTTGACTGGGCATAGTCATGCCGATATTAACTATAGTATTAACATGGGAGGATTCAGATCTCCAACTGCTGTAACAATTTCCGATATTCAAACTGGAAATGTAACTCCAGCAAATGCAAATAATCAAAGTATTCTTTCTTATAATGCTGATGTTGAAACTGCTTCGGTAACAACAACATATATTATAAAGGCATACTAAAATGAGAAACTATTCTTTCGAAAAGGGAAAATTTGGTGGCACAGTTGGTACAATCTATCCATTTCCTGTCGAATTAAATGGAAAAGATCCTGCTTCTTCTAGTTGGACGAGTAAAATACCAGCAGGTTATCTGAGATGTGATGGTAGTGTTGTGAATGGAGATTTATATCCTGATTTAAAAGCTGTTCTTGGTGTTGGTGCTGATAGTATTTACAGAAAACCATATATTACCCTGCAGGAAGCAAATGAGGATGGAACTGGCGGACAATTCCAGTTACCTGATCTGGGGTCAAAATATGTTAGAGCTGGTGCTCAAAGTGGTACTTATTCTGCTGTTTTTAACAACAATACTGTCGGCACACAAAATAGAAGAGTTGGTATTGCCACAGAATTAAGTTCTAATTTAGGAACAGGAAATGCTGTAACCGCACAAATGAGTTATCAGGGAAACACTACGGGTTCTACTGGATTTTTTATTGCTCCAGGAAGACCAGTCGCATTTAGTGGCAATTTTAGTATAACAATTAATGCTGCTACTAGTAGTAATACTGTACCAAATGATACTTTTCTCCCCCATGCTCACTTCTCCAATACTGCTAGTATTGAAGATCCTACTAGTAAAATTGTTAGTGGTAATGCTGATACTGGTGGTGGATATTCAGCAAAAGATATTTGGGGTGTGGAAGCTGCAACCAGTATTGTTCCATCGACTGGACTAACTTTAAATGATACAGCTCACGATCACATTATTGAAAGAGGTAATCCCACTCGATCAATTAATGGCAATATACCAACTTTTAATATAAGTGCTGAAAATATAATTACTAATGTTACTTTGAGAATTGATAATACCGAAGTCATGAACGATCTTCAACCTCCATTCATTTTAGTAGAATATCTAATCAAGTACTAACCATGCCAAAGTATTACTCACAACAGATTCAGAAGAGTGGTGCTGCAATAGGCACAGTAATTTGTATAGCTAAACCATCTGGATGGTCTAGTGGTAGTGATGATTGGCAAATTTCATCAAGATATCCTGGGTATTTGGAGTGTAATGGATCTGCATTAAATCCAAATCAATATTATGCATTGTATCAAGTAATAGGAACCAGTTATGGTGGCACTGTTACTGGATCTTATCCAAATTATGTTGGAACATTTAATTTACCGAATTATAGAGGTAGATATGTATGTGGAACTGGTGTAGTTGACGGCAATTCAACATCTAGTCCAGGATTATCGCCATCAACAGCTCCAGGTGGAGGATCTACTGCTAGTATTAACATTCCTGGGTCTAGGGGTGGGCAATATGTAATTGATAGTTTTAGACAACTTAACCCAACCCAAGACGATACTTTTGATATCGGAACATACAGAACTTCTGGATTTGATACATCTATTGCTGATGTTACTGCAAATATTAGTGGTAATATTACTCAGGTACTTGGACCATTAAAACAAGCTGGTGTTTACCAAGCCCCACCACACACACATTCGTTAACACATTCCAGGAGAGTTAATAGTGCTACTGCTGGTAGTACAGCTGATGGTGGTCCAGGTCCAGTAAATGATAAAATTCCAGTATGGCAAGCGTTGAACGATCAAACTATAGTTACATACAACAGGGTTGTTCAGGGAGCAACTGGTACATCTGCTGCTACTGGAACTGCTAATTTATCTGGTGGTGGAGTTGGTAGTG